GAGTTTTTTACATAAAACTTATAACCTTTGTTTTGTGATGTTTTAATTAGATTAAAGTTAAACAGATTTTCCAATCTCTTACGATTTTCCCATATTGATAGCTCTTCAAAATTCCCATCGGGAACACTTACTCTTCTGCTTTGTGCTTCTGTACAAATGTAGAATTTTTTGTTACCTGGAAAATAGTAAACATTCCCCTTTACTGCCTCAGTTAGTGGAAATTTTCCATCTTCTTTTCCTACTGCTGCAACAACTCTATCATCTATTTCCTGAGCTGTTCCTTTATAGCCACCATTTTTGGTATAATTTTCCTCAAGGTAATCCTTATTAATCCAAGTGTTTTTTCCACTCCAATTTATTATAGTTGCATCAGAATTAGTTACTTCCATTCTAATATCTATTTCAAATGCTATCACACTATCAGTTTTGGCTGGAATATACTGAGCATTATCTTCATTACAATACCAATACAAGCAACCATTAGAAGTATTGTCATTTACATAAATTCCTATCTCTTTTAGATAAAACCCTTGAATTATATCATCATTAGTTATCTGAATTGTTAAATTAATAGCATTATTTTCTTGTTCTTTTTTTAAAATTCTTACATCTTTTTTATATGAAATAAGAGATGTTTGATTTTTTGGATTTTGCCCACTTACTACAGCACCATCTCCTATTTCTACTTTTAAAAATTCTACAGCTAATTCATTTGCAAGCCTAGTTGCTAAATAGTCAGCACCTCTTTTTGTAAGTCCTCTAAAAGCCATTTAAACCTCCTTTTTTAATCTATAAACTAAAGTATTATTAAATACTTTTTCTCCAACTAGATTAGTTAGTCTACTATTTTCTTTTAAAACTTTTTTAGCTTTATAAATTACCATACTCATTACATTAATTTTCTCAGAATTAGTTGGAATTACATTAACTACTCTTAATCCTAAGTTAGCTGGAATCATAGGTCTTAATTCTTTGTATATACTGTAGTCAAAATCATTAAATTCCTTTTGCTTTTCTAACCTGATATCTAATTCATATTTATCATTAAATAAAATTGGAATAGCTTTAGTCTCAACATTTTGATAATAAGTAATTAAAAATTCTTCTAGCCACCTCCAAGTATATGGAAGAGTAGCATTCCATTTTATATAAACTCTCAATTGTCTATCTTTTAAATTATCAGTTGCCTTAGGATAAATATTCATCATTTTTTCAAATTTAGATATTCCTAAAACATCTGTAGAAAATATAAAACCATTATTAAAACTTCTTCTAATTTCATTCCAAATCTTAGTTAAATCTACATTCTCTACATTAAAAATAGCTTGTATTTCTTTATATTGCTGCATAAAATCAGGTAAATTATCATATAAATTAACATCTTTAAAGTTGGACATAATTCCCATCTCCCCACACTGGAACTTTAAAAGAGTCTAGTGTAAAGTTTTGAGCATATCCATTTACCTTGGTTTCCTGAATATCTATAATATTAGGATTTAATGCTAAAATTCTTGATTCTATTATTGATGTTCTGACAATTATCTTTTCTGATTCTTTGAATTGTTTTCTTAACTCTAAAAGATATGCTTTTAAAGCTTTATCAATATCAGCTTTTATATTAGTAACAGATAAATCTTTTAAAGTTAATTTCGTAGCAATATAAATTTTTTCTTGTGCTGGAGTATCAACTGTAACTATATGCCCTATAGGAGCTAATCCTTTCCCTGTTTGGTCTTTAGTTGGGTCCAACACTTCTTGGATTTTAGAAATTAAAGATGTAGAAGCTATATTAAATTCACTATCTAAAATAGTAACTCTTACTGTTCCTCCACCTTTCCAAACAGGTGTTACTTTAACTACTCCTACTCCAGCTTGTACCATAGTTTTTTCTTCATAGTCTTTTATATTTCCACCATAAGCCTGTAAATTAAAACTATCTAAATACCTTTGCCTTATACTTTCAGTTTCTTCTTCATCTTCACCAGGAATAAGCATTTCTGTTATTTTTGCTGATGTTAATCCAGGAACATAGTCTATTGGGACTAAATCTCCTACTGAACCATTAGGTTCTTCTCCATAAGTTTCACACTCCAACATATATTCAAATGCTCCAGTAGGTAATTTTTTTATAACGATATAATTGTAGATATCTAAAGAAAATCTACTTCCAATAGGAATATCCATATTAAAGATACCTTTATATACTCCAACACTTGCAGATTTTGGTTTTATTCCTCTTTCTGCTGCTCTCCTTATTAAAAACTCTCTACTTGCTGTATCTCCAAATGTTTCTTGATAATATTCAGCTATTGTTAAATACATTTGAGCTTCTTCTAAAGAGTTTCCTGCTGTAGCATCAAATACTACTGACCCTTCACGAGTATCAATATCTTTATGAACTCTACTTAATTTATCATTCAATAAATTTTCATAAGTCTTGTCCTCAAACATTATGCTACTTTCACCTCCTTAGCTATTTCAACATCGCCATAAATTGTTTTTGCTGTAAAAGTCATTGCTAAACTTTCTCTTTTTTTTGTATCATCAAATAAAAAAGACTCTACTGCAATAATTCTTTCATCTTGCAATAAAGCCTCTGATACTCTTGATACTAATTCGACTTTACAATAACTTTTAGATTTTCCAAACAAATCCTTTAATTCAATCCCATAGTTCCAACTATAAATTGGATATTGATATCTCTCAGTATTTAAGATTTTATAAATAGCTTGTTTCATAGCTTCTTGTCCATCTGTTTTACCTGTAATTTTGTTTCCAAAGATAGCCATTTTATATGTCTTAGTTGGAATAGCTTCCACTTCTGATTTTATTTCAACTCTATCATTTCTAACTGGCAGCATTATATCCACTCTCCTTCAACAATAGGATCATCTATTCTGTCTAAAATATAATAGAGTTGTCCTCCATCTTGTCTTATTAATACAACTTTTTCTCCTTTTCTTAAAGAATAGTGCATCATAATTTTTTTACGTCCTTTATACTCATGTTCATGGTCTATTGGAATAACATTTTTTCCTGCTCCAGGATGATTATGTGATGTATCCCAAGATCCATAAATACTATCAGTACTATGTTGAACTGTAATATCCACATAATAATCTCTTACCAAATGAGATAACATTAATTGGCTATCATTTATAACTTTTTTCTGGTCTATTCTTATCTTAAGAGGGTCAACACTTTCAACTGTCCCAAATTCTAGTTTAGATAGTTTTGAATTTTCTAACATATTAGAAACTATTTTTTTAATTGCTTCTATCATTCAATATCAGCTCCTCTCAATTTTAAATCCATAAAATGTTCATCCTTATTAAAAGTATGCTTTACACTTTCAACAAGCATATAATTACTAACCTTAATGTCTCCTAAGTCTAATTTTACAACTATACTTACTCCAGCTCTAACTTTTACATTACCAAAGACATTTTTAATAGATAAACTTTTAAATTTTCTATTATAAAGTTTTAAGAGTGAATCAGCTTTTACTTGTGGATTTTCCTTTTCATCTACTCTATCATAGTATTGTAAAATTCCCCATTTTTCATAAGTATGATTTTTTATTTCTGCTTCTGTGTTAGGAGATAAAAATATTTCTCTTACTCCCTTTTCTTTATTTTCTCTAGTTAATTTTATCTTATTATATGTTTTATCTATAGATGAACTATATGAAAAATTTTCTGATATAGTTTCATCTATAAATATACCTTCATTCAATTTTAAACTTTCAACATCTTTCAAAGTTATTTTTCCAAAATCATCATAAATAACATATAATCTTTCTGTGTTTTGTAAGGTTAAATTTAGAGCAGTTAAAATAACATCAAATAAAGCAACATTATCTTCCAATCTTTCACCAATAACATATTGAGTATCTTCTATTTCTCCATAACTTAATCTAAATTTATTGCATATCATTTTTAAAACATCAGATGCTTTTCTATTCTTATAATAAAATATATCCTTATTTTTTAAATATCTCAATTGGTCATAAGCAGTTACTGATAAAATTTTGTCTCTATCTCTTGAAATAGTAAATACAAAACCATAAAAAACTTCTTCATTCTTATATTTTACAGTTACTAAATCTCCTTCTTCAAATTGATTTAATTCATCAAAAATACATTTAAAAGTAAATTTCCCAGGAGTTCCTTTTCTTTCAGTATCCCAACAAGCACCATCAAGAATGGCAGGTGCAACTGGACCTTTTTGAGTTTTTATTATTAAATCTAAATCTCTATTCAAGTCTTATCACCTGCCCAGGTTTAATATCATGTATGGAGCTTAATTTATTTAATTCTTTCAAGAGATTGCATTTATTTGCATCACCTAATTCTTTTTTAGCAATAATATAAAGAGTATCTCCTTCTTTAACTTTATAAGTTCTTTGAGATTTCTTAGATGAACTATCTCTGGTCTTTGTAGATATAAAAGTAGCTACAGATAACGCTTTACCTATAGCTTGAGCTCCAATATCAATATATTTAAAAAGAGTACTTTTAACATTCTTGTATTCTTTTAAAGTTACTGATACAACAACATCTCTACCATTGCCAGCTTCTTCTTTTATTTCATAATTTTCAAGAGATACTAACATAGTTGTATTGTATCCTGAGCTTCCAATTGCTCCTTCTCTAATAACTATAAATCTGAAAGGTTTCTTTGAATTTTTTAATAAATTTAGCATATTTAGATAATAATTGATAGGTAAAAGTACCCCTCTTGCAAAAGGGTACTTATATGCAGGTAAACACATATCAAATGTAAATTCTTTCAAACCTTCTTCTTTTAGAATGTTGAAGTCTCCATCATTGATAAGTGTTATAACCTTATTTTTATTATTAATTTTTGTTGTAATGGAAGAAGGAGTAATAGGGACCAATATTCCATCTAAATAAAAAATATATCCTTTATCTATCATAAAATTATTCATAACTTCCCTCCGCTGCTATCGCAATACCTTCTTCCATTTTATTTGTCATATAGTCTACAATATCATCTAAGTCAAGAGCACTAGCAACATGTTGAGTTATTCCACCAACATCAACTTTTACTTCTGCTGTTGTAAATCTATTAATAGCTTCTCTTTCTGCTAAATCTCTCAAATAACTAATTTCATCATGTGATAAATCTAACATATCTCCAGCTTTTTTTGTATTTTTATCTATATTTTTTAATAAATCATTAGACTTAGTTACCTCAGGATTAGTAGAATTACCAAATTCTGTATTAGTATCTATTCCAGTTTCAGCATTTTTACCAAATAAACTAAAATTAGCACCTTTTTCATAACCTTTATTGTACATATCTTTCAAGCCTACTCTATCCATCATAACTTGAGTTGCATCCATTCTTTTTAAAGTTATTTCATTTCCACCAACTTTTTCATTTACCCAATCTCCAATAGCAGTTTGAACAGCTTCTAATCTTCCAACAACATTAGTTCCACATATAGTATCTATCATAGATCCTAAAAATTTAACTTTATCTATTAAAAAGTTTATAAAATTTGCAAATAGATGAGCTACAGCACGAATAGGATGTTTAAAAACATTGGCAAAAAATTCAGCTATACTAATTCCTAAGTTATAAATAGATACAAAAGTTTGTGCTAATTTATTCCAAGTAGCAGCAATTATATTATAGATTAGTCCACCCATCCAATAGAACACTCCAACAATGATACCTGTTGCGGATACTGCTTTGCCTGTAATTTTATTAAATACTGCGACAATTCCATATATAGCTGCAATAACTAAAGCAACTCCAGCTATAATCCAAGTAATTGGACAGGTTAAAATAGCTAGATTAAGTCCTGTTTGTGCAGCTGTAGCTTTTGCTAGTGCTACACTAACTGCCCCTAACATTGTTTGTTTTGCAAGAAGTGCTAAATTGTAAATAGTAGCAATTCCTGATGCAATAGCTGTTTTTACTGCAATAAATCCCATAGCAACTTTATATGCAGTTAATAAGGTTAAAACTGTAACTAAAATTGGTTGAATAGGTCCCCATATTTCATAGAGGACAGTCCCCACCATAGATATCCCTTTTATAAGCCAATTTATCATTGTAAAGGCTTTATCTATTACTGATGATACTCCATCAATAAACCCTTGAAATCTTTGACTATTAAAAATATTACTCATAGTCGAACTAATTCCCATAAAAGAATTAACAGCATTGCTTTTAATTTTATTAACTGCATCACCAAATGTCATTGGAATTGAATTAAATTTAGTATTAATTTCATCTGACATTGCAAATACAGCATTCTTTATTACATCAGATGTAATTAGTCCATCTTTACTCATATCTTTTAAATCCCCCATAGACTTTCCAGTATATTTACTTATTGCTTGAGCTAACAAAGGAGCATTCTCCATAATACTTCTAAATTCATCCCCTTGTAATTTCCCAGAAGCCATAGCTTGAGTTAATTGATACATTCCTGATGTTTGTTCTTGAGTTGAAGCTCCTCCAACTTTAAAAGATTTAGCCATTAATTCAGAGAATTTTACAGTCTCCATATTACTATTAAATGCTTGAGGTGCTAATAAACCTAACTTAGAAACTACACTTGCTGTATCTAAGAAACCTGCTCTTGAATTTTTAGCAGATTGGAATATAGCTTGTTGTAACTGGTCTGTTGTTTGCTTTCCATCATTCATTAAGTCTAATCTAGCCATAGTTTGTGATAAATTATCTGAAACATCTAATCCCATTCTTAAAGTTTGTATTCCTGCATAAAGACCTATAAAACTTTTTATTTTACCATATAAAGAATTAGCTTTATCTACTCCTTTACTTAAAGCAGTATTAAATTTATTTTGTTCTACAACATTATCTTGTATTCTTCTTTGAATATTTTTTTCTATTTCATTTAATTGTGCTCCAGCTTGTACTATCATACTTTGTGCATTAGCTAATCTACTGGTATCAATACTAACATCTGTATTATTAACATTTTGTAAAGCAGTAATAGTTGTATTTATAGCACCAACGATATTATTTAAAGGAGTGGACATTGCATCCATAAGCATTATAGAACCTTGTATCGTTGACATTAATCCACCTCCATTATTTTTTACTAGCTTCTTTTTCAGCTTGAATTCTTATCTGAATACTTGCCATTATAAATGCTTGTTCTTCCTTTGTAAGTTTCAAGAACTTACTAGGCAATATATGAAACTTATGGAGGCAATAGTAAAGGATATTAGCCTCACTATCGCCCCCATTTATTAGTTTTTTGCTTCTTCAGTTAAGTCTTCAAGTGTTTTAAATCCGTTGATTTTTTGAACTTCTGCAAATAAGTCTTGAAACTCTCCTGGTAACAACATAGCTGTCAATAAGTCAGGTTTGTTTTTCACACCATAACTGTCTTGTAATTCTTGATTTTGTAAATCTGGATAAACAACACAAGCAGCGATTAGCATAGCAGAATACTTATTAGAATCTAATTGTGGGAATAATTGTCCTTTTTTTCCTTTCAATTCTTTAATTTCTGTGTTAGCTTCTCTTAAAATTTGGTCTTCCTGTGCTGTTAAAGGCCTTATTTCCCATTCAACAGATTTTCCAGTTTCATCTTTGAATCTTTCTGATACTACTATTTTTTTATTTTCTTTTCTTACTGCATTTTGTTTAAAAAACACTTCCATATTTGACATATTTTCTCAACTCCTTATATCATTCCATCTAAAATATTAAATGGTTTATTAATTATAAAATGTTCAAAAGTAAACTTTATTTCTTCATCTAAATACTCTGCTCCTGCATCAAATTTAGATAAGATTCCGCCATCAGTATTGCAACCTTGGTAAAGGATAGTTTGTCTACCAGCTTTTGAAGTAGGATCTTCATTAGAAACTTCTATTTCAAAGAAAATATCTTCACCAGTATTTTGATACTTTTCCAATAATTCTCTAAAAATTGGAGCATTATAATGAACTGTCATAGTTCCACTACCTTTACCACCAACAGATTTATTTCCTTTACTTACTTTACCTAAAATAGGTACTTCAGTTTTTGTTTTTCCATAACTTGCTTCAAATTTAATTGCTGTCATTAAATTATATCTTTTTCCTTCTAATGTAACATAGCATTCGCCTAAGCTACCTGATATAGCATCTTTAGCATTCATTGTTATCATATCTGCCATTCTCTATCTACCTCCTATTGAACAATAACTGTCATATAAAGAATTTCCATACAAGCTACAGGAGTAACAGGATCTGTAACTACAACTGATTTTTTAGTCAATCCTTTTTCAACTGTAACTTTTTTAGGGTCAAAGTTTTCAATAGCTTCTATTCTTTCAAGTTCTTGATGATGTGCAACTATATCTTTCCATAATCCTTCTCTTCCTGAACTTGTGTTTCTGCTTTTTCCTAAGTGCTTTTTATTAAATAGTAAAGCTATGTCATTTCCTATTTGATCTAAAACTCTTATTACTTGGTTAGATTGGAAATCATCATTTCTATAAATAGTAATTGTTGTAAAACTATTTATGTCAGTTAATACATAAGGATCTCCTGAATTGTTATGGAATAATAATTGCCCTGCTTTTATTCCATTTATTAGTTCAGATTGAGTAAACTTAGTATCAACTATAAAATCTCCATCATATTTTGTATTTGTCAATGTTGCATTAACCTCACAGCTTGCTTCAGCACCTGTTAACCAATAAACTAATGATTGTTCTTGAGCACCTTCATCTTTAACTTTATTTTGTAGATTTATTACTCCTTCATAATCAGCAGGATATCTATATACAACACATTGAAGTTTCACACCAACTTCATCTCTCATTCTCTTAGTCCATTGAACGTATAATTTCTTTATAACTTCATCTTTAGAAATACATCCAATAGTATTGAAAGAATAAGATTCAGCTAAATCTAAAAACTTTTGATGCTCAGCACCAGTTACAGTAGTCAAGTTAGTACCATTTGCTAGTTTAGTTCCAGCTGTATCTGTAAGTTGAGCTGCCTTTTTGAATACAACATAATCATTATCAATTAATTCAGAAGCATTAGAAACAGTTTGAGCATCTACTTTCTTTGTTTCTAACATAGTAATAACATCTTTTTTACTAGGTTCATCTATATTAGTCTTAACTATAATAGTTATGTCATTCCCTCTTGTTCCACTATATTTAGCAATTGCATAATCATTACTTGCTTTAACACCATTACCATTTAATCTATAAAGATAAACAGTTTTAGCTTTCATAAATAAATCTCTTAAAGGTTTCATTTTTTCATCTGTATAATCATATCCAAAAAGTTTCATAGTATCTTTTTGAAAATCACTATTCTCAACTTTAAAAATGTCGCCATCTACTCCCCAGTCAAGTTCAGTAGCAATAGCAGCAAAACCTCTATCAGATATATTTACTGTTGCTCTTGAAGCAGAAACGAAGTTAATATATGCTCCAGGTAAAACTTTATTTTGAGTTAAAAAAGTTCCTCCACCGTTCATTATTGAACCTCCTTATTCATAAAATTTTCTATAATTTCATCTATCCTTGAAAAACTATATTCTTCATTATCTTTTAATAAAACATTCAATATATCTTTTCTATTTGAATATTTTTTACTTGCGATAATTTGTTCTTTTGAATATAGAATTTCATCATCTTTTTTTGTTTTAGTTGCCATTAGTCCCTCCTATCTGGTTTTATATCTGGTTTTATATCTGTTTTTAATTCTTCCATAAATGGTTCTTCTTCTCCTATTTTTCTTACAAATGGTTTGAAAGTTACAAAATAATGAAGATTTCCATCTATAAACTGTGAATTTCTATCTAAGCCTCTTAATAAATCTCCTTCTTCTGTTTTGATTAATTCCAAAGTATTATTCAATTTTTGTGCCATTTCCATTAATTCCCAATTATCATCTTCATTCTTAGGAAAATACTGAATATCCAAATCTATTTTTTGTTTATATCTATTTCCTAATACTTGTTTTTCATTGGGATTTAATAGCTGAATAAAAAAGCAAGGCTCTTCAAAACCTTGCTTAATCTTATTCACATATATTTCTACTTCTGGAAATGTTTTATCAAGAGTATTAGATATAACACTTACTACTTTACTTAGCATTACCAAACACCTTCTTCAATATACTATCTAATTTCTTTTCTAATATAGCATCCATATTTTCTTTTATTTCATTCTCTGAAATAGTTAACATAAATCTACCAGGAACCCAAACTCTTTTTAACTTCTTTCCAAGTACAGGAACAAATCTGCCTGGTGTTTGCCTGTGCCCGTACTCAACATAAGAAGCATAAAAAGCAGAATTTATAACTTCAACTGAATACAAATTACCATTTTTAAAAACTTGACTTATTGTCCAGTTTCTTCTTAAATTTCCACCTCTCCTACGATATATATAGGTTACATTTTTTGATGTTACACTTTTATAACCTTTTCTTTTAGCATTCCCATTTTTATCGTATTTTATATCTCCAGCTTTTATGCCCTTCTTTTTATTATCTCTCTTATAAGTTTGAAAATCATTTTCATAATCTCCAACTGGTGTTCTAAAAATTACTTTTCTTAATAATAAAGCTCCTAAAGATTTTACAAGACTTGCCATTATTTCAGCTTGATTTTTTTGTATATTTTCTAAATTCTTTTTCATTACTTCTAATCCAGCCATATTAATTTTTACAGCTTGTCCCATATTAAGCTCCTTTATTATCAGTTACTAAAATAACTTCTTGATGTACTGAGTATATAGCAGGGATACCTGAAGCTTTATAAGTTTTAGATATCCCATTTCTAGTTACAACTATTTTTGAATTTTCTTTTATTTCCACTTTATTTGAAAGAAATAATTTTATAACTTGATTTGTTATAGCTATTGAAGGAGTTTCACTTGTAGAAGATATATTTTGAAATGAAATTCTACAAGGAATATTCTCTTGAACTAAAATTTCTTTAAACTCAGTTGTTTTAGTTTTTGGATCCTTTACTTTTTCAAAATTATAAATACTACAACTATCTCTCCATAACTTTTGTAAATTTCTTACCATTGTAATCTCCTATACCTATATAACTCATTATCTTTACCAATTAATAAATCATTTAGCATAATCTCAAAAAGTTCTTCAGGTGTTTTTACTGTATCAGAATAAGTTTCAGTTGTATCCCCTTCTTTAATAGATTTTAAAACAGAGGAGAAATCATAATCTTTAAGCTCTCCGTTGAGCTTTTTAAAATTAAGTATTTCTCCTACTGCTTTATCTACTAATATATATTTTAGCCCATCTGGAATGCTATCAAATGTATAATTTTGATTAGTAAAATTATTAATGCTAGATAAGGCTTTTTGTAAAAAATATTCTATACTTGTAGCTTCATCTATTTTGAATAATTTTAGCTTTTCAATTACCATTTCTTTGATATTTTCCATAATTAGCCTCTTGAAATTATTCTAGCTATTGGGATAGCTTTATGGTCAATTGTTTCTTTATCTTCTGATTTTACTAATTCCCAGTTAGCTCCATTTTCTAAATCTGTATCATCAGGTGATATTGTAGTAGATGTTTTATAAGAAATTCCAAATGGTGCATAACAGAATCTTTTTCTAGTTATTAAAGTATCTTCTCCGCCATTTTTATAAGGATTTCTTGCCATTTCATAAGGATGTAAAACTCCTAAATCTTCATAATCAATTGCTCCTATACCTAACAAATAAGTAGTATATTCTATACCAGATGGAACTAATGCTGCATAATCTCCTTCTTTTACAGTCCATTTAGAATCAAATTTAGCACCATTTACTGTTGCTAATGCTACTTCTCTTTCACCAGTTCCAGCATTAGTTACTTTTAATGCTTCTGGGTGTGAAGCTGTTACTTTTGCATATTTTTCTCCTTCAAATTCTTCTGTTGGCATAGAATCATCTATGAATACAACTCTACCATTCCAAGTGGCTAATCCTACTTCTCTTTGCATTCCATTTGCATCTGTTTGAGTAAAATATTTTATGATTTGTAAATTCTCTAAATTAGTAGCAACTGTTGAGTGCATGATTGCCATTTTAAAGATATTTTTATTATCTCCACAAGCTTTTTGAGAAGCAGTATTTAAAGTTGTAGCTCCTACTGCTCCATCAGCTCCTGCTTTTTCTGTAATATTCAATGTGTGAGCTTCAACAAATTTTAGATTTGCTGCTCCTGTCATTGAGAAGACACCTTTTAATATCTTTATTAAGATATTTTGGTAAACTTCTGCCCAATAATCAACTAATTGTGCTGCTACATTATCCATAAAATTAACTCCACCAGTTATATCAAATGAAAAGTCTTTTTCTGTCCAGCCTTTTGCTCTACCAATTGTGATTACGCCTCTGTTAAAGGTTTTAGTTGTTTCTGTTGTTATATCAGTAGAACCATTATAGTTTAAAGGTGCTCCACCTATTTTTCCAAGCATAGGTAATACAGCATAATGAGTTCCTGTTTGGTTTGCAAATGCATCATGTATTTCTTTATTACCTCTAATTGCTCCACACTTTAATAATTCATTCTTTTTTGTGTTTGGTATTCTGCTAGAATACTTTCCAAATGCCTCAGCATTAAATGTTTTTGCATCAAAATATATTGCCATTTTTCATCTTCTCCTTTTTTATAAATTGTTAATATCTAGGTTAGGATTAGCTTCTAACATAGCTACCATTTCAGAATAAGTTTTTGGTCCATCTCCACCAGGAGTTTTATTATTTCCATCACCAGGTTTAAATCCATTTGGATTAGCTGGTTGTTTTTCAATCTCAAATAAATATGGATCTGATTTTTTCAAATTGGATAACTGTTCTTCTAATCCTATAACCTTACCATCTTTTAAATCTGCTTTTTCTAAGTCTAATAAAGCTTTTATTGCTTTTGAGTTCTTTCCTTTTGCTCCTGTAATTGCAACATCAACTGCATTGTTTAATTGCAAATCAAATAAGTCTTTTGCGTATTTTTCAGCAGCACTCTTATTATCATTTTGAAGTTTTTCAATTTGAGCTTTTAATTCTTTATCATCTCTAACAGATTTTTCTAACTCTTTTAATTGCTTATCTCTTTCTGCAAGCTGTGTTTCTAAATTCTTTTTAGCTTCTAGTTCTTCATTAAAACGACCTTTTGGAACAAAACTTTCCATGTATGTTTTATGAGCTCCTAAAACTTTATTGGCTTGTTCTGATGTAAGTCCTAATGCTATTAATTGTTCTTTTTCCATTTTTTTCACTCCTTCATTTTTATCGTTGTATGCCAACGTAATTGGTTGTCTTGTTCTTTACCGCCTATAATACTAAAAAGGCGAGATATTCATTTAAACGTATAATAAGTTTAATCATTACTTGAATTTAATCACTCTCCTTAGTAATAAAAAAAGAGCAGTCTTTTTAACTGCTCTTATCTTATATACTATTTCATTACTTTTTTTTATTTTTATTCTTCCCTTTACTTGGTTTAGGTTGCTTAATTTGTTCTTTTCCATCTATTATTAGTGATGTAACTGTTGCTGTTTTAGTATTATAATTTATTTTGAAATTATTTCTTATCACAGCCCCAAAAGCATTTTGAGAATCAACAAAAGATTGCATAAAAACAATACCCTTATTTATTCCTATGTTCCATTGATTAGAACTTGGAAATTTAGCTGTTGCTGGTGATATTAACATAGATTTTACAAGTTCTTCAGCTCTATTTTGATACTGAGCTCTTTGACTAGATGTAAGTACATAATCTTTTATGTTATCTTTAATTTCCCCCATCTTTATAGAAATTTATATCTGCCCAATTAATTGCTTCTATATCTTTATCTTCTTTTAAATATAAAATTAAATTATTTATTTCGCTATTACTTATAGATATTCTATAACCTTTTCCTGTCTCAGAGTACATACCATCTAATAGTTCATCATGTTCTACTTTTTCAATATTTTCTTCAATTCCAATATCTTTAATAACCTGAATAATATTTTTTTCTTGCTCATCACTTAGTTCAGCGACTCTTTTCAACTGACTATCCATTGTAAAAGCTAGATACAAACCAACCATCATCATCCCAATAAAAATAATAAAGAAATATTTAATTCCCTTTCTCATAAAATCCCCTCCTAATAGTTATAGTATTATTTGTACTATAAATGTTAGAGTTTGTCAAGGGATAATACAAAAAAGAGAGTTAAAAAACTCTCTTAATTTTATTCCTCTTTATATTTTTTATCAAGTTCTATCCTTCTTTTATAAGCTTCATGTATTTCTTTTGGTGCATCTTCTGGGATTATAAACTTTCCTTTTTCTCTATCAAATACTAAATATGGATCTATCAATTCACAAACCTTATAAAATTCAGGATCTATAATTCTTGTCATCTTACTCCTCCTATAATTTATATAAATTTAATATATACTCTATTAATGGGTTTGATTCACCTAATTTTTTTCTTGTATTTGCTTCAGCTAATATCTCACTTATATCATATTTATTATCATAAGCATACAAACTTATCTCATCACTGATATTATACCTATTTTCTTTTACAAAATCAATAATTTTTATCAAATTATCTTTTCTTATTTTTAATATATCCATACCTTTATGGAATTTCTTATAATACATATTTTCATAAGTGTGAGTTAATTCGTGAATATAGTTTGATAAAATATTATCTGAATTAGTTAATTTCTTTAATATTCCACTATCAAAGATTTTATTGTATGTTCTCTCACTTCCTAGATATATTGGATTTATATATATAACATTTCCTTTAGGATAGTATGAAGCAAATGTATTTTCCTTTGTCATTACAATTACCTTTAAATCTCTAAAATCATTTTTATCCATTCCCATAGTTTTAAATGCCTTTGATAGTGTATCATCTATGTATGTAATGGATTCTTTAACAGAAGTTTTATTATTAAAATCATCTATCATAAGACTATTTTTTGTTTTTTCTTCCACATAAATTTTATTCTTTGTTCCAGTTGCTTTATAGCAAGTTATTTTTTCTTTTTGTCTTGTAAATTCTTCCTTTTGTCTAGTTAATCTTGGTAATTTTCTTTCTAACTCTTCATCTGGAACTTTTTCAATAACTTCTTTTTTAATATATTGGTCTTTCCATTCTTTATAATTCATGTACTTAACTTCTTTATATTCTCCATTTTCATCTCTTGATGCTCTTGTAGATTCATCATCAAAGTATGGAGCTATAACTGTTCTACAATGGCAATGGAAAGGTGGGACTGTTACTCCTACCTCTTGGTCAGATAATTTAAAAACTTTTCCATCCATTTCTTGACAAATTTCAGAAGTATGAAGGTCTAATGTTGCTACTATCTCATATTTTTCAACATCTATACTTTTGAAAGCTTCTATTTGAGCTTTTGAAGCATAAGCAGCAGATTCTGTTTCTAGTAGTCTCCTTGCAACATACTCTTTATTTTTTATCTTATCAGAAATAAATTTTGATATATCTTCAACAGCTTCATCTAATGTACTACCAGTTATAAAAGATTGAGTAATTTTAGTCCTCAAAGTATTTATTAACTGTTCCTTATCTTGCCAGATTCTATCTGAAAAAGTTTTTCCATCAGATAACCAAGGCTTTCCTATGACTTGATTAATCTTATTTTTATCTAAAGTAGCAAAACTTGTTTTAAGATTCAATCCTTTTGAAATCTCATACAATGAATGATAATAAGTATCTTCATAATTCTTTATTAAATAATCTTCTAACATTTCATTTTCTTTATTTCTTAAAGTTTCAATGCTATTTTGAACTTGAAGTTGTAAAGCCTCCAATCTTTGAATATGTACTCTTGCAGAAGCATTTTCAAGTTCTTTCTTCCAAGCTCCACTCTTAGCTTTTTGAGTATATTCTGCTAAAGTCCATTTGAATTCTTTTAATTCATCTTTAGTTAGTAATTTTTTAGCATCAGCTAATGATATTTGATTATTATCAGCTATTCTAATGTACCATTTTTCAATATCACTTTTTATTTTATTCTCTGCTATTTTATATTGTTTCTCTATTTCTTTAGCATAAGCTTTATTTAATATATTTCTTTGTTTTTCTTCTTCTTCAAATCTCTTAGTCCAGTAATTACTCATTTAAATCAGGAACTTTTTTAGTTCCAAAATCTCCAGGATAAGGATCTAATTCTTTATTTTCTTTTTCAAGTTGTTTTATTTCTTCGTCAACATTGTTAACCCAAGGATGTTGAGTTATTATAGTTTTTTGAGATATGATACCAACACTAGACTTACAATTATTAATTGTTTCAGATTCATTAACTAAAACATCTCTATTAAATATTACATCAAGAGTTTCATTAACATTTAAAGCTTTATTTATAAACCACATTAGCTCTTCAAAAGATGCTTGAAATTCTACTTCCATTTGATTAGCATCTAAATCTATATCAGAATACATAGATTGAATATTCATCTCATTAGGGTTAGCTCCAAGTCTTTCATCTTTAGCATCAAAGCCTCTTGCATTTTCTATTATTGCTTTTTTAAGTAATTTAATTATTAAAGCATAGTTTTCAGAGTTAACTTCTATTTGAAGTGCTTCAAGTCCACCTTTTCCACCATCAGTATTAGTAACTTTTACTGCTCTATATGTAGCTAAGTTTCTTCTAAACTCCCCTAAATTCTCTCCATCATAGTTAGTTAGGATTAAAATTGTACTTCCTGCATCTTCCATCATATTATCTTGAAATTTAGAAATTATTTCATTCAAGGCATCTTGTAAGCATTTAACTCTACATATCAAAGGTTGCTCTAAGTTATTACTTCTAAAAGGAATTAATGGAACTTTTCCCCAGTTGTATGTTTCTTCTCCTATTGATATATAGTCTGAATGTCCTAAAGGTTTCAAACTATCATTCCAAATAAAAAAGTCTACTCCATTTCCTGAGTAAACCTCTACTTTTTTAACTGTCACTAAACTATTATGTTGAAACTCTAAGACTTCATATAATCTTATAACTAATTCTAATTCATCTTTATTATTATCTTTCCATATTGGTAATATTTCAGAAGGTTCAAATTTTCTAAATTGTAATTCACCTTTTTGGTTAAAATATGGATATATCCAACCTATACCACCATTAAGAGTATCCTCTCCTAAATTTCTTAAAGTTCTTAGAAACTTATTACCAAATAATTTCAAAACATTTTCATTTTCACAAATAAAAGTTGGTTTCTTGGCCAAAAGATAATTAACTTTTTGGTCAACCATTTTCGAATATTGGTTATCAATAAGTTTAGAATTGACTAAATTATCAATATCTTCTAATCTACCTCCTTCTACTATTGCTTTTCTTTTTTTACTTAATATGTCATGACTTCCTTTGTAATATCTTTCTCCATTCACCTGGTCCACTCTAGTTTTTGAAGAAAGCCATTGACTTATTAAATATTCAAGTTTTCTAATCTCCATATTTTCCACCTTTGGCTTTTTAAATAATTTCTTTATCCATTCCCACATTATTAACTCCTTAATCAAAAGATAATCCTGATACTTTATTACATTTTTCAGCTATCCCTGTAAGGACATCAGGAGCATCATCATTTTTATTTTTTCCTTCTTTCTGATAAGTAGTTATAGCTTTATAAAATTCTGGCCACCTATCAGCCCAGTTAACTGGGAAATAAATATGTTCCATAACCCAAGTTGCATTAGATAATATTCTAGCTCTTTTGTTTTGTGTTTGATGAAACCATCTAACCTTACAACGATTGCTATTATATTTTTCTAATAAATGTTTATCTACTGCTCTTGCAAAACCTCTACCACCATTATTAGATTCTATATCAGCTTCTTTTATATTATTCTCAATTAATATTTTAGCAGTTGCTGGTTCCGTTATCTCCATAGGCTCTTTTGTATATAAAACATCTAAAATATATGCTTCCTTGTTATATACTCCATAGCAAATAGAACATAAGTAATCTTCTCCAGTATCAGCTGTATCTGTATAGTTTTTATATGCTGTAAATAATAAGTTATTATTTGAATCCATAGGCAACTGATTATATGTTTTTATACTACTGTATAATCTACCTTTCACATCAATAGGTTCTTGTTGGTAGTTAGCTGAAGCTATTTCTGGTCCCATAGCTTTAGCTTTTGACAAGTAAGATTTATAACTTAGTATTTCATCACAAAGCATAGTACCTTTATCATCTTGAACAGCTTTCATTTTTATATGTTTTATCTTTTTACCTTCTGCTTTATAATGTTCTATTGCTCTACCAGCTAAATCACCAGTAACCCAACGTGTCATTATAATTATTATCTTTCCACCTTCTTCAAGTCTTGAAAGCATTGTTTGTGAATACCATTCCCAATGTTTGTCTAAGACATTAGCATTGTAAGCTTCTTCTGCATTTTTGATTAAGTCATCTATTATCATAAGGCTACAACCAAATCCTGTTGCTGTTCCACCAGGTGCAGTTGCTAGATAGTTATTATATCCACCTTCTAAACTCCAAAGGTTCATAGCACCATCACCTTGTTTTATACTTACTCCAGGAAATATATCTGAAAAAACTATCTTATCTTTATCACCTTTTACTTCTTGTATAGTATTTCTAACATTTTTAGAAAAAGTAGTTGATAAAGTTTCATTATAACTTCCTGTCATTATTTTTGCATTTATATCTCTACCAAGTAACCACTCTACTAAATTTCCTACCGTTCTTGACTTTCCATGTCTAGGTGGAAGGTTTAAAATAAGTACTTCATCATCACTTGTAAGAAAGTTTTGTAAATCATTACATAAATCAACTAAAAATTTTCTCTCATATTTATAGAAGTTAGGAGCTTTTAAATAACAATAAAAAAAGAACTCACGTCTTGCAAGTTCTAATTTTGCTCTTTTTATTGCTTCTTTATTTATCTCCACCAAATATCACCTTTTTTAGTTCATCTGTTGATAATCCTTTAAATGGATCCTCTGATTTTAATTCTCCTTTAACTTCTAGTTTTTCAGTAAACATCCCTAAGTGCCTACCTAACATCTCTAAGGCTTTTTCTTTATTATAAAATGTTACTTCTATTCCAAACTTAGTTTCCTTAACTCCAGATATACATGCTTTTTGTTCTGGACTTAACTCATCAAAGTTTTTAATTATGAGGCTATTATTTTTAAGATTAACTATTCCAGTTCTGTCTGTAAAAGCTAGATTAGCAATCTCATTCAATACTCTATCTTGTGTTATTTCAGTTCTTTTTTCTCTTTCTTTCATTGCTGTTTGTATTTTCTCTTGAATCTTAGTATTTCTTAGCAATTTACTTGCATTAACAGCAGCTGTATTCTCATCTTTAACTTTATATCCTGCTCTGATATAAGCTTGTGTGCCATTCAAATCTTTTAAATATTCTTTTACAAATAAATCTTGTTTAGTCAATCTTTTTCACCTCACTTTTTAAAATTAAAAAGCCCCTGTATTTCTACAAGAGCTTTGATTATTTATTGGCGGGGCATATTGGATTTGCACCAATAACCTTCAGACCGTTGACTGTGCTCTACTCGTTGAGCTAATGCCCCACATGGCAAGACTTTTTTTCAGTAGAGTCTTGAACTACTTTTGACATAAGGTAGGAATTACTTCCAACACTGTTAATATGCTACCATACTAACACATTTTTTTTTACTTTACCATACCCCTATTTTTACCCTGTTTTTACCTTTACTAAAATTCTATTAATCTTTGTAACTTAAAATGTATTTCTAAAGCTCCTAAGATTCTGTTCCTCTTTCCATAAACTGTTTTAAGTGATACTCCTAATTTTTCTGAAATATCTTCATAGCTCATATTTTTTAAATATTTCATATCAACAATAGAATAATCCTTGTGGTCTTTTATCATATCCAATGCACTATCAATTCTAAATAATATTTCTTCATGCCTACTAATATCATTGGAGATTCTTACTTTTAGTTCTTCTATTCTCTCCATATCTGATTTAACTTCCATAAAGCCGCTTCCAGAAATCTTTTCTATATTGTAGCTTTTTAGTAAAATAGGATTATTAAAATATTCTAAGTCTTTTTTTATTTTATTTACATATTTATTATAGCTATACAAGATGTCTTCCATTTTTCTAAAAATTATTTTTTGCTCCTGTGTTGCCATTACTACCCCTCCGCTTTTAAATTCAATATATCTTTGTATGCTTGAAGATATGAAGCACCAGAATATTTGCCAATTTTTCTTTCTATAACAACTAACCAATTATAACCATTCCAATTAACATTGTCAAAATCTTCAATAGCCTCTCCAAATTTTATTGGTTCTTGCCCTTCTGGGTATACTATATCTTCTAGCCAAAAAGCATTATCATTAATCAGATTTTCAAAATTATCATTAAATCCAAAACTATTTGGCAGTATTGGAAATATAGTTTTTACTATATATCCTTTTTCTTCTAAATCTTTTACTATTTTTTCTAAACTCATATCATTCAACCTCCACAAATTTATAACTTGGGTTTTCTTCATTACCTTTAAATATTTCATCTAAGTCTCTAATTCCATTTTTATAAACTCCTTTTATTTGTACTTTGCCCCTAGTACCTCTTTCCTCTCTCACTAGTTGTCCACCTTTAAAGTAGACATATGTTCTCTTATCTAAATTTCTAGCTACTTTCTTTCCTTGTAAAATTAATTCTCTTGCTTCTTTATAAAGTATCCCTTGCATTAATTCAGCATCTATTTCGCTCATTTTCTATTTTCCTCCTTAATTCTTTTAATTCTAACTTTCAAACTCTCAACAAGTGCATCTTGTACATCTCCTTTATTTTGTAAAGCTTCCATTACGTCTTCATCTCTAGTCTCTTTACAAACCAAATGATGGATTATTACCTTTTCTGTCTGCCCTTGTCTGTGTAGTCTTTTGTTAGCTTGTTGATATAATTCCAAGCTCCAGTTAAGTCCAAACCATATTACATGATTACCTCCAGCTTGTAAGTTAAGCCCATATGCTGCACTTGCGGGGTGTGCTAGTAATATATCAATTTCTCCTTTATTCCAGTCTAATTGGTCTTGTGGAGTTTTCAAAAGTCTTATTCTTAGTTTTGAATCTTTTAAAGCTTCAACTATTCTGTCTTTATCATGTTGAAAGTTATAGAATACTAACGCTGGTTTCCCATTTAATTGCTCTATCAGCTCTAAAAATCTTTCAATCTTACAATCATGGACTTCAAAGACTTTTCTGTTTTCGTCATAGATAGCTCCATTTGCTAATTGTAATAACTTATTCGATAGTGCGGCTGCATTTGCAACTGTGATTTCAGTATCTTCAAGTTCAAGTATTGCTTTCTTTTCTAGTTCATCATAAGACTTTTTGGCTTTACTGTCCAAAACCACTGGAACTTGCTCATAAATTATGTTGGGTAGTTCCAAGTAATCTTCTGCTTTCATAGATATACAGATGTCAGCTATTTTCTCATGTATAGCTTCATTTGAACCCTCTTTGACATCATAGTTGAAAATTACTGTTCTGTTTCTTTGCCCGGGTTCAAAATATCTTTCCCTAAATTTCCCTATAGTCTTTTCAAGTCTTTCTCCCTGGTCCAATAGATACAGTTGAGCCCATAGGTCTATAAGTCCATTTGGTGCAGGTGTTCCTGTAAGTCCAACAATTCTGTTTATTTTGTTTCTAATAATTTTCAAGCTTTTAAATCTTTTTGATTGGTGATTTTTAAAGCTAGACCATTCATCAAGTACCACCATATCGAATGGCCAAGCATTTTTATAATAATCAACTAACCAAGTTACATTTTCTCTATTTATAACATAAATATCTGCTGTTTTTGCAAGTGCCTTTATACGCTTCTGTAAGCCTCCTAAAACAAGAGATGTTTTTAGCAGGGATAAATGGTCCCACTTTGCTATCTCATCTGTCCAGGTAGCCTCTGCGACTTTTTTTGGGGCTATTATTAATACCTTCCCTACTTCAAATCTATTAAATTTTAAATCTACTATTGCGGATAAGGTTATTATGGTTTTTCCTAACCTAAGCCCATATCCAACATAAGCCCTAACTTATCATCAGTTATCATCCTATCAATGCAGTATTTTTGGTATTCATGCGGTATAAACTTCATTTGGCACCACCTCCTTATCTCTTATATTTTTTATCTGATCTTAAATGTTCTTTCAAATGCTCAGATTGATTTTTAAAAACTTTTAGATTTTTTGGACTATTATTTGATTTATCTCCATCAATGTGGTGGACTACTTCACTAGGAGTGAGTTTTCTTCCCAACATGATTTCTGCTACTATCCTATGCTTATGTTTCCCTAAATATTTCTCATAGGTAGTCTTTTTTCTAGTCTTCTCTTTTTTTAATTTAGCTTCTCTCATAGCCATTCTTCTTGATAAATCCATTGAACCGCTATTCGTATCAATATTCCATTTTGATAGATGTGGGTGCCTAATGTATCCCTCAGGATTAGTAACCTTAGAGATATACTTTATCCTACATTCTTTACAACAATAAAAATGTTTATTAGATTTTATTCTACATGGCCATTTAAAAAGTTCTTTCCCACACCATGAACAATTTACTTTAATTTTGGGCATCATGCATCACCTCCTCAATAAACTTATCCACTTCTTTGAAAGACGCGATTACTCTTGCATCACAATTTAAGTTTTTTAGTTTATTTATGAAATTTCTCTGTAAAGGAGATAAATCCTCTCTTTTACCCTCTGCTTTTAACTCCACAAAATAGACATCTCCGCCTGGAACAATAACTATCCTGTCAGGTACTCCTGCATTTCCAGGAGAGGTCCACTTCATGCACAATCCATTTTTATTTTTTACACATTTAACTAAATATGCCTCAATTTCTCTTTCACTTTTTTTCATTAAAAATTTCTCCAGTCTGATAAGTAACTTTCTTAACCTTTTTTCTTATATATATATATGAAATATAGGATTTAAAGAATTTATAGGGGCTGTTGCAAATTGATGATTTTTATCATCAGCTTGTAACAGCTTTTTTCTTTTTAC